TCAATAGACACTGAAATGATTTAAAAGACATGTGTCCAATTGGCCTGATTGTTGAGTACTCACGTATGAACGTTCCTTCGTTAAGTAGTGGGTGCGAAATTGCGCAATTTTTTGTTCGCTACATGGAACTATACACGCGTGTTTTACCGTGATATTATTTTAGACTGTTACTATTTTTACACGATTCCAAGATTTGTAGGGTTCACCCCACACATAGCGACCTGTCATAGAGCATGGTAGTAACATTCCTTTTGTAGCTCCTTTTCCAGTTCACGATCGAGCTTACGATTTTCAGACCCGCTTTCGAATTTCTCTTTCATATCCGACTCAGACCACTCATCGTCTTCTATTTTTCCAGTAAAGCGATTCAGCCATTTTTCTACGTAGGATGATAGTTGTTTCTCAAACCCATCGAAGATTGGATTCGATACGATGAGAGTCGTAAGAGCCTCTGGCTTTGTTTTTTTTACCAAGTCGTTCACCCTTTCAAGTTCTACAATAGCATGTTTATAACCACCATGTGCGTGTGCATACTTGGCTAAGTTGTCTATCACCCTCTTATTATAGCCAAGACCTTTTTTTCTGACCATTTGCGTCAGTATCGCATTCATCGTGGGTAAATAGGAGTCGGGAGTGTGTGTTATCACCCGTGGATGGTCATACAGGCTAAACATCACGAATAAACGGGTCTTACCAAGGCCGAATCGGTCTTTGTTGTCTCGTTTGTCTTCCCCATCACTGGTTAGAATCCAATCAAGTTCGATTAGATAGTCGTGTGCAATTGTCGTCATGTACCATTCATTCCAATTCAATTCGTTCAAGTCGGGTATGAAATATATAAACACAGCGCTTGTCTCGTTATTCGCTGTCATAAATACAGACGGAATTGTGATTCGAATTCCATGGCACCCAGGTACATCCATTTTAATTGTTCGATGTAGGTGAATTTCCGTTGTGTAAATATCGAAACCGTTCGAATCTTGAAGTTGGGCGCACATTACACCAATATTATCGACTACACCAGCGATGTGTGAAAAGTGAGTGGTTAACGGGCCTCTCATTTTGCCCGTTTTTGGTTTGGATAATTCAACGCCACATAGGCAACCTACGTGCACTCGAGTGAGGTCATCATCGTCATTTTGGTCCCCAAAATAGACGCTTGCATCGCGCATGATGCGCACCAACTCATACCAGCCGATGACCGATGCATTTCCATCTTGAACGATCGAGAACATGTACAAGAAGACAACCATTTCAATTGGGCACAGTTCCGGCCATGCAGAAGGCTCGGCGCGAAACTTTGATTGGATTTTCTTGCAGTATTTTTCAATCAATTCGGATACGGCCCCCTTTTCGTTTACCAACCCCATGGCGTCGGAAATCGTCGGGATGCAACTGGCTTCTTTTTTTTGTTTTAGCTTGTCGAAGCGGACGATTTCCATCCAGTACTCGTCCGTTGCAAGAGCACGAATCTGGAGTGACATAACCTTACTAATCACCGTTTGAGGCTGTAGGCGGTTAGTTTGTGAACGTTGACCACTTCGTGGGATGATGGTCTGGATGATCTTGTATTGGGCAGCACGTGCCCTGATGCTATGGTAATTATGGTCGACCCTCGTCTTCTTGGTTGGTTTCGATTTATATTTTGGGATGAGTGGCTTGACCAACTCAAAATGATGCTCGAGTATGTTTTCTACAAAGCGAGTAATCTTCATCTTATCACCACTCGATGCTCCGCCTGTGGATTTTTTAATGTTTGGGTTTGTATGGTGCTCGAATTGTTCATACTTTGTCATTTTCTTGTAAATGTCATCGCACTTATTCTCATAGACCCACACCATGTAGTGCTTTGCCCGTGTAACTGCGACGTTTAACAGCGAGTCGTAGACGGTTGGGTGGTTCCTATACATTCGCAAGCTAAATTCGCTCACCCCCACAACAATCGAAACGTGGCGACCGTCGCCTTTGGCGGCAAAGATGGAAACCATTCTCACGCCATGGTCCGACAGTTTTGTATCGATTGGCTTACCATCTTCCGATTTGTGAAATACACACAGGCTTTCGGGCGTCCATTCGTTTTTTACCAGCATCGTTTTCCAATACTCGCTTCTTTCGGACGCGATTCGACGATATGCATGGTCTGTCTTGAGCTTTTTATCAAAAAAGTCGATGAGCAAGTTCTCGATTTGCGCCGCTAGAACGTTTTTGGTAACATATCCAAGTGGGATGATAAAGTCCTCAGGTAAGTAGTTTTCCCGTTCGACGAACATCTGCACCAGATTGCACACGTGTCGTGCATTATTAAGGACGTTATCTTTGTTGTCATCGCCAACGTACATCTTGTGAATCGGTGTGTAAATAATGGGGTTGTGATGATGCGCCTGTCTACGAGCGGAATTGGGCGTCCAAGGCTCCGGTTGCGGGCATCCATACTTTTCGTACGGAATGACTGCGCGCATAAACTCGGGAAACGCCGGATGTGCACCACGCCGAAAATCAAACGGCTTCTTGTGGTATAAGACGTTGGCGTTGTTCGTAGCAAAGTGCGTCATGACGTTATCAGGCTCCGAAAGTGCCTGTATCACATCGCCGACAACATAAAGCCGGATGTGTGTGTCTTGTTGCAGGCGACACATGGCCTCGGCGCACAAGGACGGTAGGTCCTGGGCTTCGTCCACGTAAACCTTTACACGCTGACACAGACGAATGCTTTGCTCGCCGTATTCGACGAACATATCCCCGACTCCACCAACTTTGAGGTTGATGTATTTTTGGATGAATATGTCCGATACTCTCTCGCACCCGATCGGTGGTTCGGATGGTGCAACACAATACATGAAAGATGCGACGGTTCCAATCATTACAACCAATCGGAATCGCCCGATGCGATACTCGCGTACGAATTTCGGACTCTTGTCCTCATCGGCGGTGATAAACTCGGTAGTTTTATCTTGAAGATACTTGAGTTTACCATGCCCCTCTTGTTCTTCGAATTCACGTCGAATCACTTCCTTAGCGCTGTGCTTGTCCGTGAGAAAAATCAAATGGAACGTCAGCGTGTCGTCATCTGGTGCAACATCCGCCTTTTCGTCGAGTTTGTCGAGTTGGTCCAGTGTGTCGAGTTTGTCGAGTTGGTCCAGTGTGTCGAGTTTGTCGAGTTTGTCGAGTTTGTCAAGTTTCTCCAACTCTGCAATATGCGCATCACTCTCGGTTTGAAATGTGTCCAAAAATGTACTATCAGCATCCATGACACACCCGTACGTCTTCCCAGCCCCACAGCCCGCCTGGTTAACGTCTGTCTGGTGTTGCGTATCGAAATCATCAGAACACAGAACAGATTCGTCGTGTGTGTGTAGCATTCGCACAAAGTCGTCTTCCGAGAACGTGTTGGCCGCTCCGATCGTGCACATGTAACTTTTTACTCGACTTGGGACGATTTTACATACCTTGGACTCGCCGTTTACGATGATGTTGATGTAAAGCACTCTACAACTCACCCATCGGTCAAGAATCCATTTGAAAGCCCTCCAAAAGTCAATCTGTAGCCCATCTCTGACCGGTGTGACATTCATGATGCCCATCGCGGTCGCATCGACGAGCCATAAAACACGGATCCCATTATTCGCATAGTCGAGAGTCCTCTGGCGAACCTCCTCTTCGGATATTTTAGAATGTTGCAGTTCCAGGACGAGCGTTTCAGACAACTTTACGTCTGCAATTCGACTATCGCATCGAACCTCGGTATTTTGACACGGAAAGTATGATTGCCATCGTCTGTGCCACTCTGTCATTGGCATGGGGTTTGATATTGTGTGACGAAAGAACGCACGTCTCGTATCCGTTTTCCGATAGAATGCAAGTGCCGATGTGCAGTCGATGCACATTGGACCGACGTGCGTCTGTGAATGTTGCTCCATCGCCTCGAAATCATCGACGCTAATGCGCAGTTGTGTTTGACGAGCGTGACAAAAGCCAGTGGAGAAATTAGGACATGGATGTGCAATCATCATCATCATTCCGAAACGATTAGTCGCCTTTTAAGTCATTTTACCCCTCCCAAACGAAGATTTTGGAAGGCCGAACAAACGTTTCAGAACGCGTTTTCTAAGCACTTTTCAATGGTGTGAGTACTAGATTTGGGCTAAAAAACGTTGAAAAGTGCTTCGAACACGCTTTCTGAGATGTTTGTTCAGCCTTCCAAAATCTTCGTTTGGGGAGCATACATTTCACATAAATTTTTACGCTCATCAAACCATCGCTCCTGAAGTGCAGCGCACTGCCTACTCCACTACAAGGTACGGAGGGCCCTTGTGTGTTCCCACATTGGGCTGCTGCATGCGGACAGCCATGTGGGAAACAACATTTCCGCGAAATACCCACGCCGGATTTTGTAAGTAAATGTACGAATCCAACATACTATTTAGTATAGGATAATGTCGTAAAGTCATTACAAAATCCGGCGTGGGTATTTCGCGGAAATGTTGTTTCCCACATGGGCTGACAGTGCTCTGTTCAGCAAGAGCGAGTATTCTATTTGGGCTACAAATCGTTGAAAAGTGCTCCTAAAGCGCAATCTGAAAGGTTTTTTCGACCTTCCAAAATCGTCGTTTGGGGACTCAATGGGGATAATAGACTCGTTCACTCCATCCGACGTGGGCACGTTCAAAAGGACGCATATCGTCCATGAGGATGCACTACGCTTGATTTGTTAAAACAGTTGTTAAAACAAAAGCATGCGCCAGATGATGGTGCATCCATGATATGTGTGAAACAACACGAGCGAAACGTCCCCCAGCCTAAGGGCCCCAGGCCGGATTGGGTAGGGACTAGACGACTTTTCACGCAAGATTCTTCGCTTTACCAAACGGTGCGTGTGCATGATGTGTGTACATATTCTGCTGGATGAATGCGTGGTGTGAGTCCCCGTGTGACCGTGTGAGAAGCCCAACGAGAACACGAACGGTTCGAAATGATTGAAAAGAGTGCTCGCACCCTTCGTTTCGAAACAAAACATGTTGCAAGTTCTGTCCGATGTGGGAGAGCGTCTCTTCGCGTTCGACGCCACTGGCATTGGACCTTTATCGTGCCTCTACGACGGTGCGTTGACGCATTACCGTGCACTCGGTGGTCAGGGCTCGCCGGTCATGCGAGTCGCCGCGAGCAAGCGGGTGACCCAATCGGTCGTCGGTGGCGATTCATTCACCCTGTCACGCTGTGGAACCTGCACGGGTAAGGTGTGTGTGTGCCGCACGGAGGAAACGTCGCCCGTCCACGCCGACTCGGCGACGTGCAACGCCACCGGACCCACACGCGCGACACCCGTGACGCTACTCCACGATTCGAGTCGAATCGCCATGGACTATCAGTCAGGTCAGCTGTTTGTGTTTTCGGAATCGTCCGCGACGTTCGGCCCGTCCAACCACCAGCCATTCTTACCCCACGTCCACACGGAGGTCCGACTTGTGACCGGCTCCGAATCGGCTCGCGCCATTTACATACAAACGCTCACGGGCAAGAAGTTCCCGCTGGTGGTCTCGCCCGCCGAGACGACCGAGAGCGTCATGGCAAAGATCTGCGACGAAGAGGGGATTCCCATCGACCAACAACGTCTGCTCTTTGCCGGCAAGCAACTCGAAAGCGGATACTCGCTCGCCGAATACAACGTATCCGACGGGGCGACGTTGCACTTGGTGTTGCGGCTGCGCGGTGGAATGGCACACTGGACGTCTTCCAGGGCAGACTATGAAAAGCTGTATGCCAACACGTTCAACGCCCGTCCTACATACGGCAAAGTCGAACTCCGCGTACGGCTGTTGAACGGTCGCGATGTATCGTTAAGGGTCGCCACAGACTCGTCCGTCGATGAACTCAAGCAGAAGATCGTCGACCTCGAGTCCGCGTCAACCAACGTCGACCAGCTACTGTCGCGGCTACAGCTGAGTCGCTACGGCGACGCTATCGCGCGCATCGGGGGTTCATCGATCCATCACCTCCAGTTCATCCGCGACGAAGACCTTGTCGAGATCGGGATGGACCCGACGGAACGGGCGGTGCTTCTTCGAGCGTTAGAACCGACGTTGTAACATGGTAGAGGCTGGGCCAGGCGGACCTCCACCAACACACCAACGGCGCATCGTTCGTTTCACATGACCAACGCCTCACATCATTCACAATGGAAAGGCCGAACGAGCATTGACGGTACTCACGCCCTTGAAAAGTGCGTCGAAAACGCATTCGGAAAGGTTGGTTCGACCTTTCCAAAATCATCGGTTGGGTTGGGATGGGTAACGTTCGACCGAGGGCTGAAAGCCATGTAGCGAACAAAAAATTGCGCAATTTCGCACCCACTACTTAACGAAGGAACGTTCATACGTGAGTACTCAACCATCAGGCCAAGTTACAATGGACACTAAAATGATTTAAAAGAAATGTGTCAAATTGGCCTGATGGTTGAGTACTCACGTATGAACGTTCCTTCGTTAAGTAGTGGGTGCGAAATTGCGCAATTTTTTGTTCGCCATACCGGCTGAAAGGCTGAGCAGTGAAAGCGCGACTTTTTGCTCGCCACATTACATTAAAATTGCAAGTTTATGCTCCCCAAACGAAGATTTTGGAAGGAGGAACAAAAAGGAGGAACAAAAGATGAAATGCCGATTTCGAAGGAAGCACTTTTCAATGGTTAGTGGCCCAAATTGAGTACTCACGCCCTTGAAAAGTGCTTCCTTCGAAATCGGCATTTCATCTTTTGTTCCTCCTTCCAAAATCTTCGTTTGGGAGGGTAAAGTGTTTCCAATGACTTTCCATCTAGTGTTCCTATCTACGTTTCTAGCCGTGTGTGAAACTCACTTAGAAGCAAACGCTCCGATGGTAAAATGCCTCGGCTCATCGAACACCAGGACCAACGCAACTGTGCGGTGCACGCCGTCAACAACGCGCTGCAACGGCGGATCGTCTCACCACAGGATGCGATCGACAACATCCGGAAACGATTCGAAGCGCTTGTACATGCCCGTGCGAGCCGGAAACGTGCAATTACAATGCCACTGCGTATTACAATTGACCGATTCATCGCACAAGAAACGCAGCACGGGCTAAGCATCGACGACCTCGTCCCGACGCTGCGCAAGCACGGGTATGCCACGCGGCAGTTTTCGCAGCAGGTGGCGCCGCCGAGCATCGAGCAGCTTCTTCTCGGACGTTGGGTGGTGATGGGCCGATATCCCCATTTTGGACACGCGCTCGCGCTGTGCGAAGGACACGTCATCGAAAGCATCACTCAACGCGAGCCACGGCCGTACCACCTGCTGGACCGAGACAGCCCGTGGCCGGACCGCTTTGTCCCACGTGTTTTTATTAGACTCGACAAGGCCACGCCACCTGCGGTCGTCGACACTACGGACGATGCGACGGACGACACGGCGAGAGATGACACGATGGACGACACGACGATTGACACGATGGACGACACGACGATGGACACGATGGACGACATGATGGACCATTCCACTTTTTTTCGAAAATGATTTAAAATGATCTGAAAGTGGTGGACAACCAACACGAGACCATACTACCATGCCTTCACCTCAACAATCGACGGCCGCGACCAACATCCGCAATGCCTTCCGCCAGAGGCGCGTGCGCTACGCATTGCTCAAGGCGGAGTGCCAATCGGGTAAAACCGGTGCATACCACGCGCTCATTCGCCTGATGAGGCACCACGGGGACATTCAACGCGCCTACATTCTGTGTGGCGCGAACGACACCACACTTCGCACGCAGGCGACCTGCGACGCGCGCAATGAAAATCCGGACGATTTTGCGACTGGAAGACTCCAGGTCATATTTCGTCAAGATTTCAACAAGCACACGCTCGACTTGCGACACGCTCTCATTGTACACGACGAGTCCCACTTGACCCAAGACATTGATATGGAACTGGACCAGTTTCTGACTCTCAACGGACTCACCGGCGTAACGGCCACGGGAGACCCGAGTGTGTTGGAGACCACGGACACCTACTATTTGTCCGTCTCGGCGACTCCATACTCGGAACTTTCATCGATTGCGTACAGTAAATACAAACACAAGCACGTTGAGATACTCGCGCCAGGTGAAGGATACGTAGGGATTCGACGCTACATCGACTCTGGTCTGGTCGGCGAGACGTACTCCATCGTCGACGACGAACGGGCGTTTGGTCAGCTGGTCGAATCTATCGGATGCAAGTACTTTTTGATGCGTCTCTCGGCCTCCAAGGACCGGGAGGCGGTCATGGCCGTCATCCAGCGCGTCTACCACCGCATGGGTGGGAAGGTGTTCTACCACGATTCGAAGCACGAGCCACATATTTCAGTCGATGCGCTCCGAGACGCACCCGACTGCCCCACGATCGTTCTGCTCGACGGGATGTTGCGAGTTGGGAAGGTTGTTCCAAAGATACACATCGGGTGCGTATGGGAGAACTCCAAGGCGCCGAATACGGACGTGATCGTCCAGGGGCTGCTCGGTAGGATGTGCGGGTACCCGCTTTCCACCACGAATCCGGGCGGGGTTGGCGCAACGCTGCCCCGAATCTTTCTGTCGGAGCGGCTGACGACGCATCGACCGAACAAGGTCGTCCCTCAGTCGGACATCGAACGCGCAATCATGAATCCACTCGAGGTCATCCCATCCACCGGGACCAACCTGAAGAAGGGGGTCGTCGCAAACAAGTCCGAACACTTCAGCCGCGAGTTAGGCGAATGCACTGTTCAATGCAGCGCGAGTCTTCTTTCAGTGCCCATGCAGTTGCGTATTCCAGCAACAAACGGACATTCAATATTCGACCCGCGCGTGACTTCATGTGTTTCACAGATGCAAACGACCGCTGCATGTGGCACCTTGACAAAAGTAGTCGCAACCGGCAGTGCCAAGTGCAAACTTCACTACAAAGAGATGCACGTCAATCCTGGCGCTACGATACCCAAATGCACGCGGAAGGTTGTGCGCACCAACATCGCCATCGACAAGACCGGTCGAGTCAAATACCAATGCACACCATTGCTCCTACAGTGCACTTCCGAGGATTGGTCGTTCTCCGATGCCTATCAGAAAGAGTATCCTCGCAAGGAAATCAAGCAAAAGTGCATTGGACTACTCCGCTCCAATATGCAACTGGTTCGTGACAGTAAACATTATACATCCGAACAAAAGGGCGAAATCATGCAGGCTATCGGCAACGACCGGCTTCCGTCGATTCGACTGATGCACGCCGGAACATCTTCATCTCAGTTGGCGTATTTCAAAAGGCTTCAGGCTGCTCATCGCATGGGTAAGGCACCGTCAGAAAACATTTCCGATTTTCCTCCGGTGTGTTTTGTTGTTCCTTACAAAGACATAACAACGGCCAGCCCAAGGCATGTATACGCCATATTCTATACATATGCATGTGCGCGTAACGACTTGCATGAAACGTCGGTGCAAGTGGACAAGTCACCGATCGGCATGGTAAGTGATGTTTCGGAGAGTCCGATTGCGACATTGCAAGTCGCTGCGCCCGTGTATGAAACGGCGACCTTAGGCGCGCTGCGGGTGGCATACCCGGTGCCTGACGCGGGAATCATTCCATGTGAAGAGCACGACACATCAATCAACTGCAATCTGATGGATGCCGATGCGCTTGATTGACGTGTTCAGGTGATAAGCGGTCGTGTAATGCACTTTCGCAGTTTTATGCTCCCCAAACGAAGATTTGGGAATGAGGAACAAAAGATGAAATCCGGATTTTCGAAGCACTTTTCGAGGGTGTGAGTACTCGATTTGGGGTACCAACCATTGAACAGACAGTCGAAAATCCGGATTTCCTCTTTTGTTTATCCTCCCCAAATCTTCGTTTGTGGAGGATAAGTTTTATGCTCCCCAAAAGAAGATTTTGGAAACTCGCCGTTTAACTCGGACGAACATTTCGGGATGCGCTTTCGACCAGCCGCCGGCAACTCGTCCCCTTTTTTTCGACAATCTCCATTTCGAACATTTAGACAAAAGTGTCAACCACAAATCCACCTTGAAATATTTGTCTAAATGTTCGAAATGGAGATTGTCGAAAAAAAGGGGACGAGTTGCCGGCGGCTGCTTTCGACGCACTTTTCAATGGTGTGAGTACACGCTTTGGGCGACAACATTTGGGTCGAAATTTTATGCTCCCCAAACGAAGATTTTGGAACGAATGACAAAAGAGGAAATCCGGATTTTCGAAGCACTTTTCAAGGGCGTGAGTACTCGATTTGGGCTACGAACCATTGAAAAGTGCTTCGAAAATCCGGATTTCCTCTTTTGTCATTCGTTCCAAAATCTTCGTTTGGGAGGGGTAAACTTTGCAAGATGATTCAAACGATAGTAGCAACATGTGATGCGATGTGTTGGTTTTCTGGGATGCTACTATCTTTTGTAACAACTTTATGCTCCCCAAACGAAGGTTTTGGAAGGCCGAATAAACCGTCGGGAACATCTTTTCGACGCACTTTTCAAGGGTTTGAGTACTCGATTTGGGCTACGAATCGTTGAAAAGTGCTTCGTAAACGCATTCGAAAAAATTGGTTCTGATTTCCAAAATCTTCGTTTGGGGAGAGCATAAACTTTGCAAGATGATAACAAAAGATAGTAGCAACATGTGATGCGATGTGTTGGTTTTCTGGGATGCTACTATCTTTTGTAACAACTTTATGCTCCCCAAACGAAGATTTTGGAAGGTCGGATGGACATTTCAGAAGGAGTTTTCGAAGCACTTTTCAACGATTCGTGGCCCAAATCGATTACTCACATCCCTTGAAAAGTGCTTCGAAAACTACTTCTGAAATGTTTACTCGGCCTATCAAACTCTTCGTTTGGGTAGCATAAACTTTGCAACATGATACAAAAGATACTAGCAAAATGTCATGCTCTTTGATGTGTTGGTTTTTCTGGGATGTGTTCGTTTTCTGGGATGCTACTATCTTTTGTAAAACCTTTGCAACATGATACAAATGATAGTAGCAACATGTGATGCGATGTGTTGGTTTTTCTGGGTTGCTTACTATCTTTTGTAACAACTTTATGCTCCCCAAACGAAGATTTTGGACGGCCGGACGAACCTTTTGTAGACCTGTAAGAATGCGTTTTCGAAGCACTTTTCAACGTTTCTTAGCCCAAATCAGGTACTCACACCCTTGAAAAGTGCTTCGAAAACGCATTCTGAAAGGTCTACAAAAGCTCGTCCGGCCGTCCAAAATCTTCGTTTGGGAGGGGTAAACTTTACAAGATGATTGCAAAAGATAGTGAGTTGCCGTCGAACTTGCCGACGGCGGGTCTAAATCGCAATGGCATCCAATATTCGTCTGGTTCGCCCCCATTATTTAAACGATTTTGGTAATGGTTTTTGTCGCTACTAGGCGCCGGAAACTAAACTGAGCAACAAAAAGGCACATCCACCCCGACTCCGGGTGTCCGAACAACCCCATTAGAAGTGCCTCACCAATGACAGTCGCCATGACGGGCCCAGTGCTGAGTGTAGACCAGAAGAAGCAGAGTGCACCTGCCATGCCAAGCGGCATACGGCGTAGGGATGCAGGCGTGGCGGGGAGAGGCGCATTGCGGGCCCTATGGTGTTTCCCACACTGGAAATGTGGACTAAGTGCCATGTTTTCGCACGAAACAAAAATGATTTAAAAAGATAGTGATGTGAAATTCACAATGTCATCGAACCCTTTTAGCGAGCGCACAATGCAGATGATCGCAGACTTCGGTGAAAACCGGTTCCCGTGCAACTTTGGGGATTGGCAAGGCATCGGCGCAGTGAGCAAGAAGGGGCTAGAGGCGCAAGGGATTGCGGAGCCGGTTCAGTTGCTGGGCCAATTTCTCATGCTGAAAAAGAATCCGGTTACATTCGAGGCGTTCCTCGACAAGGCGGGCGTGGTGGCTGCGGCTGCGCAGTCGATTCGTGCGCAGCTACAAGAGTGGTGCCAAATCCACGACGTAAGAAATGAAACCGAATGCAAAGCGCAGGCGGAGGCAGATGCGGAGGATGCGAAGAGGGCTCTGGCGCAGGCGGACCTTGCAACGGACGAAACAGCGACGGGTTGGGAAGTGGCAGTGGCTCACGAGTCGCAGTGTGGCGAACAAAAAAAGTCGCACTTTCAACCCTCGGAGAAATCCTACTTCGAAAAGTAGTGAAAAAAGTGGATAAGATAACTTTACCCCTCCCAAACGAAGATTTTGGAAGGATGAACACAAGATAAAATGCGGATGTTCGAAGCACTCTTCAAGGGTGTGAGTACTCGATTTGGGCTACGAATCGTTGAAAACTCAATCGAAAATCCGCATTTCATCTTTTGTTCCTCCTTCCAAAATCTTCGTTTGGGGAGCATCAACTTCCTACGCAACTATTTCGGGTAGAAAATTTATGCTCCCCAAACGAAGATTTTGGAAGTCCGAACCAACATTTCCGAATGCTTTTTCGAAGCAATTTTCAACGATTCTTAGCCCAAATCTAGTACTCACGCCCTTGAAAAGTGGTTCGAAAACGTATTCGGAAAGGCTGGTTCAGCATTCCAAAATCTTCGTTTGGGAGGGGTAAAATTACTAGAAATATGTGCCTGTAAAGGAAAGATGATGATTCATTGATGAAAGCAAAGTATGATGCTGCAAAATTTGTGTGTCTTAGGAGACATAACATTAGTCTTGTGAAAGGGTGCGTGCGAGTCGTGTTGAATGGCGTGCTTGTATCTGTCCACAAGATGATGATAGCATGTCTTTTGGAATCATCTTGCAAAGTTTATTTTGGAAGGCCGAACAAACCGTCCGGAACATCTTTTCGACGCACTTTTCAACGATTCTTATCCCAAATCGAGTACTCACGTCCTTGAAAAGTGCGTCGAAAAGATGTTCCGGACGGTTTGTTCGGCCTTCCAAAATCTTCGTTTGGGAGTCATAAAGTTGTTACAAATGATCATAGCATCCAAGAAAAACCCAACACATCACATGTTGCTACTATCTTTTGTATCATCTTGCAAAGTTTATCCCTCCCAAACGAAGATTTTGGACGTATTGACAAAAGATGAAATTCAGATTTTCGATATACATTTCAAGGGTGTGAGTACTCGATTTGGGCTACGAACCATTGCAAAGTATATCGAAAAATCCGGATTTCATCTTTTGTCAATCCTTCCAAAATCTTCGTTTGGGGAGCATAAAGTTGTTACAAAAGTTCATAGCATCCCAGAAAACCTAACATATCGCATCACATGTTGCTACTATCTTTTGTTGGCATCTTGCAAAGTTGTTACAAAAGACCATAGCATGCCAGAAAACCTAACACATCGCATCACATGTTGCTACTATCTTTTGTATCATCTTGCAAAGTTTATCCCTCCCAAACGAAGATTTGGGAGGGATAAACAAAAGATGAAATCATGATTTTGGAAGCACTTTGCAAGGGCGTGAGTGCTCGATTTGGGCGACGAACCATTGAAAAGTCGGTCGAAAATCCGGATTTCATCTTTTGTTCCTCCTTCCCAAATCTTCGTTTGGGGAGCATAAAGTGATCATAGCATCCCGGGAAAAACCAACACATCGCATCACTTGTTGCTACTATCTTGTGTTATCGTCTTGCAAAGTTTACGCTCCCCAAACGAAGATTTTGGAAGGCCGAACAAAAGATGAAATCCAGATTTTCGACTGACTTTTCAATGGTTCGTAGCCCAAATAGAGTACTCACACCCTTGAAAAGTGCTTCGAACATCCGGATGTCATCGTTTGTCACACATTCCAAAATCTTCGTTTGGGAGGGGTAAAGTTGTTACAAAGATAGTAGCATCCCATAAAACCCACCACATCGCATCACATGTTGCTACTATCTTTTGTAATCATCTTGCAAAGATACACGCAACAACAAAAGCAATGATTTGGGTCGGAAAACGCGTCGCATGAAAACCAGCCGTCGGCAACTAGTCCCCTTTTTTTCGACAATCTCCATTTTGAACATTTCGACAAAAGTGTCAACCTGGATTAGTGGTTAACGTTTTTGTCGAAATGTTCAAAATGGAGATTGTCGGAAAAAAGGGGACTAGTTACCGACGGCTGATGAAAACACCCAAATCATTGCCTGTTGTTGCCATTGATTGTTCTTATCTACGTTCCTCATGCGCCTTTTACCGAGGGGGCTGGGCTAGGTTAAATATATATCAGCATAGTGTGATGACTCACTGATGAGTCGTGTTAAAGGGCGTGCTTGATAGCATGACATGTGTGTCTGTGTCGACATAACACGATGCTGATTGAGCATGACGATTTGTGTCTGTGTGTCGACATAACAAGATGATGATTGGCATGACGATGGTGTACGTAGAAGAGCATCGCATCCGTCGTGTTAAGGGGCGTACGTGACACAGCCGTGATATGCCAGTGCGCTAGTCGACTTCTCTGCTCATGGGGTGGAATGGGGATGCGTCGCAGCCTAGTGCATGGGCGGGCATGCATCGTATCGCCCGAAACGCCGACACAGCGGAGGTCGTATTTCCGTCAGTGGTCTCACTGGTCTCACTGGTCTGTCGAGGTTTCGTTTGAACGTTTCACTTGGAGATTCGCTTCCAAGTGCACACATTCCGCACGTTGGGCGTGCTGTGGTACATATGCCCGTCGTTACCGACCATCGTCTGTCCACGACATTGATTTGCGGGGTAGGGGGGACTTTTACGACTAGGCGACGTGTACTTGGCGGTCGTTTGTTTCACGCACTGCGATTGCGAGTGGGCGTCTGATGGCGCTGTGGGTATCGAGGTAGAGACTAGGTGGCGATTCGCATGGGCTTCTACTTGCACCGAAGCCTGTAGATATGGGTCGGCGATCGGCATCCCAGTCAGAGGGCTGACGTAGTGTGGATTGTATTTGAGTTTGCTCAGAGACTCAAACGCAATTCTCTGCTCATAGCGACTTTGAGTGTAAAGTTTGGTGTAAGTCAGCTCTTCGATGGCGCGTTGAAAGGCGTCGCTCTCGGAAGCGTGGGGCGGACGCACGGTGGGTGGTCGAGTGGTGGGTGGTCGAGCGGGTGCATCTGCGAGCGAAGAGACCGAGGGCTTGGGTTTCGCTCTCGGCTGGGCTACACGACACCGACCCGTCGTTTCGTTAATGCTGCATCGAGGGTCGTGATCGCCATCGTCCGTCTTTCGGCATCGTCTGACGCCGTCCGCTTGCTGGAGATACTCACATTTGAGATGATGTCCACCCCCGCGAATCGACGCCGAGTCTTGCATGGAACGCCCGAATGGACTCCGAGACGCCTTGAGTGGCGATTGCTGTCTAGTGTGTTGATACTGTGCGTAATTCATTTAGTATTTCATTTTGTTTTATAATCGCGCCTGCGAGTCGGACGGTGGTTTCGTAGAATCGACGCTCACCGGCTTGGGGTGCGCCTGTTTCCACGCGCGCTCCCACTCGTCGCGGTCCTTTTCTGGACCCCACCACTCGTTACGCTTGGGAAATCGCCCATACTTTGCGAGCATCTCGGATTTGGTCAACCCACCCCTCTGTGCCAGATTTCGAGCGCGCGACAGTTGATGCTCCCAAGTTCCCCGGTAGGCGTAGTCTTTCATGTGCCTGAGTGAATGAACGAGTGCTTTAACTCGTTTCTGTTCCCACGACAAATATGCGTCGGCCATTGCGTGTGCGTCGTTTATGCACGATGCGCTCCACACAACCGACCTACAACCGGGCCGGACCAAAGACGATTTGAGGGCGCGAGACTTACCCATGCCGGATTGCGTGTTAGTAGACATATAATGATGATATCATGACGATGTGTCCGTCCAAGTTTATGCTCCCCAAACGAAGATTTTGGAAGGAGGAACAAAAGATGAAATCCGGATTTTCGAAGCACTTTTCAATGGATCTTGGCCCAAATTGAGTACTCACGCCCTTGAAA